GAAAAATTAAAAGCATTAAAATTACAACAAGAGGGTATGACTGAGAAAGGAGCCATGGCAATGGGAGGCGCTCAAAAAGCCTCAATGGCAGGTGCACCTAAAGATCGTAGAACTACAATCGGAAAACTTCAAAGAGGACAAGTTATTTCAGCTAAACAAGCTTCTAATGAAATAGTTAGAATAGAAAAATTAAAAAACCAAAAAGTAGATGGAATGACTAAGAAACAAAGTATAAAATATAAAGCTTATTTAGCTAAAATAGTAGCACAAGATAAAAGAGCCCATGAAAAAATGGCAATGCACGGTGAAAAACATTTTCTTAAAACAAGAATGAGATGGGCAAAAATGCAAATGGTTCATAAAGCAGTTATGGGACGCATGACTCAAGCAGCAAATATGTTTGGTAGAGCTGCAAGTGTAGCAATGTCAGCTTTTGGTTGGATTAGTATGGCTCTTATGGCTTTTCAAGCAATTAAATCTCTTATTGATGCAAATAAAGAAGTAGACCATGCTCAAATAGCATTAAATAAAACATTAGAAGAAACAAATGAAAAATTAGTAGCTTTAAATATTGAACAAGCTCAGATATTAGAAAAATTACCTGAAACTGCAAAAGCATGGACAAAGGTAGGACAAGCTGTTTCTTTTTATGCAAACTATGTAAATAGTATTTCGACAGGAAAGTTATTAGAAACACTATTAAAGCAAGGGGATACGCTTGATAAAGAGTTTGTTAAAAATATAATTGATACAGAAAAAAACTTAAAAAAACTAATGCCAGCTTGGGAACAATGGGGACTAACAGCAGATTCAACTAAAAAAGAGATAAGAGCAGCTTTAAATGATTTAGGAAAATTTTCTCAAGTAATGGGACAAGCAAAAGGAGCAGTAGATTCTATTACTAATTCTCAAGAAAAGTTAAATAAACTACAAAAAGAACGAGTAGATAAAGCTCTAAAGTATGAATACAAACAAGAAATAGATGTATTATATGAACGTTTACGAGCTTATACTAAAATTGGAATGTTAACAAGCGAGAATCAAACAGAACTTGAGGAAACCCGTACAGCTTTAACAAAGATTTTAGAAAGGGAACAAAAAATATCAAATGAGAAAGCTAATCAATTGAGAATACAATTTCAATTAAAAAATGCTTTTGGACTCAACGCTAAAAATGCAAAATTAGAATTAAAAGCTGAATTAACAAGATCAAAGATACAAGCGAATGAATTAAATTTTTTAAAACAAAAAGCTGATATGGGAGAAAAATTAAATGCGACAGACGCAGCTAGATTAGATATATTAGAAGCTGAAAAGAATATTCAAAATATAATATTAGAAGCTGATGCACAACTAAATGATTTAATGGGGACGCTTTCAGCTAATATGACCGTTGCTGTTCAAACAGGATTTGGTTCAGGTATGAGAAAGGGTTTAGAGGATATGCTACTATTAAAAGGAGACATAGGAGACTTAGTTGTAGGTGTAGGTAAATCTATAGCTTCTTCAATGGCTAAAACTTTATCAGATCAAATGGTTCAAGGAATGGGGAAGAAATGGAAGATACTTAAAGATCCAAGAACAAAAATAATAGATGACGCTATGACACAAATACAGACACAACAAACGGCTGTAAATACGGCTACAACACAATTAATAGCAGCACTAAAGGAATTTGAAAAAAATGATGCAGGGGCAAAATCCTTTGCAGAAGGTCTTAAAGAAGTTGGTGAACCCTTTATTGATGGATTGAGAAGTATATTAACAGATCTTGGACTAATTGGTGCTGGAACAGCTGATACTGGAGGTTGGTATGGTGAGCAAGGATGGGAGAATATTAAGGTACCAGACTATATAGCAGCAGATGAAGCAAAAGCTGCTGCAGATGCAAAAGAGATGGATGAAATTAGAGCGTTAACAGACCCAGCAGCGGTAGCAGCTGCAAAAGATGCAAGTACGTATGGTTTTGGTACTAAAGAAGGTGTTTCCGATGCAGATAAAGAAGGTCTAATTGTCAAGATTAAAGCTCTTGAAGTAGAGATTTCAGCACTTAAAGAAGCAAAAAGCAAACAAGGTCCAGGTACAAGTGAGGGCTTCCGAGGTCATACAGATAAGATAATAAAGGCTAAAGAAGACGAAATAGACGCTCTTGTTGACACTACTAAAACAGTTAAGGAATTAAATCCAGCTTTGAGTGCTCTTGGTGGGGCTACAGCTGGGGTAAGCAAGGGTCTTACCCAAATTTGGGATTCAGTAAGTGGAGGAGGTTTCAGTAGTTTCTTCGGCAAGTTTTGGCCATCAGCAACAGGCGGATACGTAACTAATAAAGGAATTCAAGGATTCGCAGGCGGTGGAAAAGTTCCCGGTGTTTATAAAGGAAAAGATTCAGTACCAGCAATGCTTAGTCCCGGGGAGACTGTATTAACTCCTGGACAACTAAAAGGAGTAGGCGGCTCAAATACAGTAGTTAATGTTAACATGGGAGAAGGAGGAGCAACAATTTCAGGTCAACAATCAGATTCAGCATCTGCAGCAGCTTTTGGTAAAGCAATTGCAGGAGCAGTTAATAAAGAAATAGCAAAACAAAAAAGAATAGGAGGAACTCTCTATACGCAAGGTCCGGGAGGATGGTAGGAATAAACAATGGCACATTTTACAGACGGAACAAACGATTTTACAGCAGATAAAGGATTAAGTAGAACAACAACACCAAGTATTTTTATTCAAAAATTCGGAGACGGATATGAACAAAGATTAGCTAGGGGTATAAATCCTTTTACTCAAGGTTATTCAGCAAGTTTTACAACTAGAACTAGAGCAGAAGCTATAAATATTATAAACTTTCTTGAAGATAAAAATGCTGTAACAAGTTTTGTATTTGCACCACCTGAGCTAGGAAGTAAAACAGCAGAAACTTCTTTTAGTAGTAATATAATAACAAGTAGTGGTTTAGATACAACAGTATTAAGTCCAAGTACTCCCTCCCATATATTAGTTACAGGAAGTACTAATAATGATGGAGGTTACACACTTGATCAATCTTCTACTGCTACAAATAATGCTACCACATTAACTATTACAGCTTCTTTAACTAGTGAAAGTAATGCAGCAGATGTACTTATTCAAGCAGGTATAAAAGTAGTTTGTCCTAGCTGGGATCTTACATATGATTATGGAGATTATTATTCTGTTTCCGCAGAATTTAACAGGGTTTATGAAGCATGACAGACTTAATAAAAGATGTACAAAAACAAGATCCAGGATCCAGACTAATAGTTTTATTTGAACTAGAGTTAGATACTGATATTAGTACTAATTCTTATGCTTATTTTCATTCAGGATTAGAAGGTGATCTCACAACTATTCAATTCAGAAAAGCAACAGCAAATAGTAAAACTCAGAAATATGATGCAGTAGAATATAAAGCTATTCCTATAGATGCAACAGGATTTGAAGTAGGTAGTGGTCCTGCTGCGCGTCCAACACTTTCTATGGCTAATGTTTTAACAAATTTCAGTGATGCATTAGAAGGATTAACTAATGAAGATTTATTAGGTAATAAAGTAATTAGACGAAAAACTTTATATAAATATTGTGTAGGACAAAGTGGAGATTCAGGAGAATATTCTGCTCCTTTAGAGTTTCCAAAAGACATTTATTTTATAGATAGAATAGCCTTAGAAAGTCCAATAGTAGTTAGTTTTGAATTAGTAAGTGCATATGATTTAGAAAGTGTTAAACTCCCAAAAAGAAATATAGTTGGAAATGCATGTCCTTGGAGATATCAAGGAGCAGATGACGATTTAGCTGCAGAAGATAGAGTAGGAGGATGTACATGGAGCCGTTTTTCTAGAGCAGGTGATAAAACTAATTTTGTTAATGAAGAAGATGAACCTATAATACCTATAACTTCGGCCCCTACAAGTAATTATGTTTCAAATGATGAAATAACTGCAAATTATATTTATAGGCAACCAAAAACAGGACTTTTTAGAATAGAACCAGATGGAACAATTTTAGCTAATGATGATACTAATAATCCTGTTTATGATTATTGGCAAGCTACGAAAGCTGAAAGTAATCCAGGAGCTCCTTCAGACACAAATACATTTTTTAGAAGAGTGAGATTTTATAAAGAATATAATACAGGAGAAAAATGGATAAATGCATATACAAATATAAGCTATAATGATTATGTAACATATACAATAGGATTAGACCCAAATGATAAACGTACTTTAGAGGACTATCCTAAAATTTTTCAAGTAAAAAATCAAACTCAAGAAGGTGGAAATTACAAGCCAAAAGATAATGGGTTTCCTCAATTTGGAAATTATTGGAAAACAGGAGATATATGTGGAAAAACTATGGGTTCTTGTACACAAAGGTATCAATATAGTGAAACTAATATAAATGCAAGTAGTGATAAAGGACCTAACTATAATAGAAATGAAGCAATTCAAATACAGTTTGGAGGCTTTCCAACATCAAGAAAGTATGGAAGATGATTACTCATTTATTACCAAGAATTTATAAATACTTAGAAGAAAGATACCCTAGAGAAGCTTGTGGTTTAATAACTTTAAATGATAAAGAAGTAAATTGGATTCCAATTAAAAATATATCAGAAAATGCTGATAATTTTCAAATGGACACAAAAGAGTATATACAGACAGCATTAAAAAATAAAATAATAGGTGTATTACATAGTCATATAGATATTAGTGCAGAACCTAGTGATTTTGATAAAAAACAATGTAACGGATTAAACTTAGATTATTATATAATTAGTTTACCAAGTAAAGAGTTATACCACTTAAAACCAGAAATAAAATGAATAAAGTACATTTAATGGGAGATATAGGGGATAAGTTTGGATATGAATGGTCTATGAATGTATCTGACTATGGAGAAATAATTAGATTAATAGACTGTCAAAGAGAGGGATTTAAACAATATTTAATTGAA